ATCTTTAACACTATCATTGCTAAAGATATCAATAATAAACCATCTGTATATAAACCAAGAGACTTTACATATAAGTCATCAGATTCCAATTGGATCAATATTTACTCACTGAAAGTAAAGGTTTTATCTGGCGATCCAAAAGAATTGATAGGGTTAAAAATAGTTCAGAATCCTTCCAATGAGTATGACTATGCTTCAGCTGTTGTAGATAATGTTTTTCCTGATGGAACTATAGACAAAGAAAGGATTTGGAATATTGTTCTAGCACCAGAGACTGTAAATGGAACATTTGCTATTTCAACAAAAACAAGATTAGAAAAAGATCTTCCTGCAAATGCATCTACTGGTGATAGAGTTGATGCTTTCTCAACGGTTGGTTGGGACTCTGTTGGAGAAATTTTAATTGAAGATGAGTTAATAACTTTTGAAGATAAGAATGTAACTCAATTCTACATTAAAACCAGAGGTGCAATTCCAGTAGAACACGAAAGTGGATCGTCTATTTACAAACCAGTTATTATTAATGGATCTGGTGTTAAACTGCTAACACTGGGACTAGTCTATAATCTACCTCCAGAAATTGTAAGTCCATATTCATCTCCTGGAGACAAAGTACAAATTTCGGATCCAGGATTTCAGACTTCGGATCAGAAAATTGTATTAACTGGCACAAATACTCCAAGATGGATTTTGAATCAGGGAACTCCAATTAATTCTCCAACGAATATTCCTGTTCAAACTGCATTGAGTAATGTCAAATCTGATGTATCAGCAATTTTTGAAGATGATCAATATTATTATATTGCTAGTTCCAGTTATCCATCATATAAAATTCTCGATGGATCGACAGTAACTCAAGAAGTTTTTGATCAAAAGTTACTGAAGATAGTCAGAAAAGAATCTATTAGAACAACGGAAGTTTATAAGACTCCAAAGAGAGATATTGGTATTTTGGTTAATGGAGTACCAATTTACGGATTTAGAGATACTGAGAGTATCAATTATGGAAAATTAGAAAAAATCGAAGTAAATACTCGCGGAAGAGGATATAATAATCCACCATTTGTTCTTATCAATGGACAACCAGATAAGGCAAGAGCTTTTCTATCTGGACAAGTTTTAGATAGAATTGTTGTTAATACAGATGAAATATTCTTAAGAGAACCAGAAATTGTTGTCACATCTGGATTTGGAGCAAAGGTAAAAGCTATTGTTACTGGCGGTGCAATTACAAGTCTTGTCGTTGAAAATCCTGGAAAATTCTATTCATCTCCACCGTTGGTTCAAATTAGAGATTCTGCTGGTAGAGGTAGATTTGCCAATTACACTACAATTGTTGATACAGATGGAAGAATAATAGGTTTCAATAAAATTTCTGGTGGAAATTTTTATACTCAAGAAAATGTTATTGTGGATATCATTCCAGTTGGATCTGATGCATCAGCAATTCCAGTCTTAAAAGAATGGAACTTTAACCGATTTGAAAAGTATAAAACAAATCTAGACGACCAAAATGGTTATCTTTTCCAAAACTACAACAAATTACTAGAGTATGGTTACGGACATGTCGGCAATCCCAAAGCTCTAAGAGTGTTATTAAATGACAATCTATCAAATTCTGGATTAGAATCACCAGTTTTAAGTCATTCTCCCATAATCGGATTTGCTTATGATGGAAATCCCATCTATGGTCCGTATGGTTATGAAGATGGTTTAGATTCATCATCGGATATCATCAGAATGTCATCTAGCTATTCATTGAATGCTAATAGATCTGGGGGACCTTCTACTACAAAATATCCCCTAGGATCTTTTGCAAATGATTATGTCTATAGACCAAATAGCGGATCTCTTGATCAAAACAACGGAAGATTCTGTGTTACTCCAGATTATCCGAATGGGATATATGCATATTTCTTGACTATTGATGCATCACAAAAACCAGTATTCCCATATTTCATTGGAGAGAATTTCTATTCACTTCCAGTAGATAGTAACTACAATTCAAACATCAATCAAAATGATGTTCCAAAAAATTCCAGAAGATTTTTTATTCCAGGTATGCCTGGAAATGGCGGTGGTGTGATCGCAAAGATAAATGATGTTCAAACTGGTTCTATTGATAGAGTTTCTATTGATTATTCTTCTAGCAATTTCTCCATAAACTCAAAAGTTTATTTTGACAATAAAGGAACAGAAGGATTTGACGTAGAAGCCATTGTATCTTCCGTATCTGGTAGAAATGTAAATTATCTTGAAAGTAAAGAAGATAAGGTAGTAAAACTAACTACTATTCAAAATGCATATCTATTCACAGATGATGTTCTGAGACAACCAGCATCTGGTGCATCTGGACAAATTGTTGGTACGGTTCAAAACGATAATGAAATTGTTTTGAGAAATGTTGTTGGAACTTTTAATAACACAGGAACCTTCTCTGCTGACATTAAAACTTTTATACTATTAATAGATCAGGATAGTTCATATACTCAAGGAGCTATTCTAAGTTTAACAGACGGATTAAACCCACCGATTGCTACAGCAGAGGTTCTAGAGGGTACAGATAGACAAAATACTGTTACAATAAAAGTTCTATCTGGAACATGGATTGTTGATGATGATTATTTCATACAGTCAAGTAATCTATTCAATACAGCTGGATCAAAGATTATTACTTTGACATCCCTGAGTGATAACCTAGAACCATTCGAAGTAAATCAGAATGTTGCTTTGATTGAAACAAATTCTCCTCATGGTCTTGGAGTTGGAGACAAAGTAAATATCAGTATTTCCCCAGATGATTCCACTAAGACAAAGACTTATTATATCAGAAAGAGACTATATCAGTCTGTTGTATTTAAAGCACCCAAAAACTCAACAGTAATTGATTATACTGGTGTTGGAAGATTCCAAATACTAAATGGAGGGGCAGACTATACTCCAGGAGTTTATAATAATGTTCCTTTGACTGGTGGATCTGGTACTGGAGCAACAGCATCGATTACAGTATCTGGTAGTGGTGTAGTTTCATCTGTAGTTATTCAGTCTGGTGGTAGAGGTTATAAAAAAGCTGATTATATTGGAGTAGATGATGGTGATCTACAAAGATCAGGTGGATCTTTAAGTTCTTCCAGATTAGCGATTTATATTGATCATGTTGGAGTGGCTTTGGAGTCTTCTGTATTTGATTTAGAAACTACTGTAGGATTTGCAATTGGAGATCTTGTAAAGATCGGTCAGGAAATTGTAGAAATAACAGCAATTAATGGTAATAGAATTACTGTCATAAGAGGAATTGAGAATACTGAGATTATAGATCATTATGATCAGCAACCAGTAGAACTTTATAAGGCAAAATATAATTTTACCGATAATTATAGAATATCCACAAACACTGGAAGTGGTTTTGTTCAGTCATATGATTCGGAAACACAGAAGGCAGTAATTGTTTATGACTACTCAACTCAAATATCCAACGCAGAAAAAATTCAGTTGAGCACTACTTTCTTTGATGTTAGTGTCCCACAGAGCAGATTGGTTAGAATTCAGAGTATTGAAAACATAGGTTTTAAATTTGAATTCTCTGAGGATAATGTAAAATTTGTACCAAATCCAAATATAAACATTCAAGAATTTTATAAGTATGTTTTTGATACTTCGCATCCATCATTAACTGGAACCAACTTTGATGTAAGTCCGAGTAGAAGTTTTAATTTAGAAACTGTTGAGAAAATAGAATCAACAATTCTACCTGGAAATCCAGGAGCATTTACAGATTTAAAATTTGGATTTGGTCCAAGATTAGCAAGCAACAATTATGCCAATAGAGTTGGAACTGATTTTGCTAATTTTTATTATTTTGATAAGAATAAAATTGTCAATTCAGATGGATCTTATTTAAAGATTATTGATGATCCCCTACAAGGTTCAAAAACAGTTGTTTATGTAACACCAACAAGATTTGTATATGAATTAAATTCCGTCCCACTATGGGATGGTTCTGGTGATATTTCATACACAACTACGGGTCAATTTGCAGTAGGAAGAATTAACTCCGTAAATATCACAAATTCTGGATCAAACTATAAAAAAGTTCCAGTTGTTTTAGGATGTGCTCCAAATAGTAGTTTTGAAGGTACAGCAACGGTTATTTTCGACAACAAAATAAACAAGATACTCAGTGTAAGAATTGATAATCTTGGTTCAAATTATTCAAATCCAAAGGTTGTTATTGTGGATGGAGATGGTGTTGATGCAGAATTTAATGTCGTAGCTAGAGGAGGAAAATTATTCTCAATTACTGTAGAAAATCCTGGAAAAGGATACACTTATGCGCCAGAGATTAAGATTATAGAAGGTGATTTAAAGGCATATGCTGAAAGCAATACCATAGGTATTCCAGTTAGTGTTTCTATAATTAGAAACGGCGGTGCTTTCCATTTAGATAAAACAGTATTAAGAAACTACACTACCAACTACACGGTATCTTTAAAAGATTTTACTGGCGATTACCAAAGTGGAGAAGTTGTAACACAAGTTATAAATGGAGTTGAAGTTTTAAGAGCTAAGGTTTCGGAATGGAGAATTGGATCTAATCTTCTAAAATTACAAGATATTAGTGGAACAATAAGAGAAGGAGTTCCTATCAAAGGAAGGATCTCAAGAACAGAAGGTATTATCACAAAGATATTTGTTAGCAATTTTACAAGCAACATTACCAGTTTCTACAATAATCTGGGATATTATTCTTCTGATAGAGGAAGACTGGGAGTATCAAATCAAAAAATTACAGATAGCTTCTTTTATCAAGATTATTCTTATGTCGTAAAGTCTCAAACTCCAATCAACCAGTGGAGAGATTTAATCAAATCAACCACACACCCATCTGGATTCAAATTGTTTGGCCAGGTTGATATTGAATCTGCTGGCGATACAAAGATGCCAGAGACTAGACCAGATCAAGAAGCAAGTCGTTTCTCCATTATCCAACTTTGGGACCCAGAAAAGAATAAGATAACTGTAGAAAATACAAGAAGAACTGTAACTCAAACTATTCAGAAAGTTGAAAATACTAGAATTAGAAGAGGTGTAGGATCTGCAGCAACGTCAGAATTCAATTTTAATGAAACAAGAGCATTTACATTTACTCTAGCAGCACCATTAGATGGATATTATGATTCCGATGGAAGACTCCAAGGAACAACTATATTCCAGGTTTTGGATGATAGGGGTATTCCATTCAATCCAATTAGTGCCGAAAGTTTAATTATATCCTTAGATGGTATTTTACAAGAACCAAATGTAGCATATACTGTAGAAGATGATAAGATTATTTTCTCACAACCACCACTTGGACCTGGAGCAGAACCAACAGGAAATGTCTCAGGCGACCTTACTTTGTATAAAGGAGTTACTTTCTACGGTAAGTGTTTCTACTTCAGGGAAAATCAATCTAATAGCAGATATCTCAGGAAAATAAGAAACATTTTCCAAAGAAATGGTAGGTGGTTAGATGCATCCAATCAAATAGAAAGAAATAAGCAATTTATCATCGAAGAGTCTATTGGATATGGAAGACAAGAATATCCATATGTTGAATGGAATACTAGACTAGAAGATTATAAAGAAGTAGTAGAATTCTTCTTGGACGCATATAACCATGATATAAGGTTTGGAGGAAACTCTAAGACTGTTGATTATACTAATATCTTTGTTAGCTCAAAAGAGTATCAATTTGCTCGTAGAAGAAAAGCAGAAACTTTAGATATCATTAGTTATGCAACAAGACTAGTATCTCTATCAATTAGAAACTGGGATGTTATTGAAACATCCGTGAATTATCTTCAGGGATCTGATGAGATTATTGTTTCTGATACTGATAGATTAGCAGTTGGAATGTATGTGAGTTCTGGTAGAGATTTTCCATCTGATACGAGAATTATTTCCATCGATAGTCAAACTCAGGTAACAGTTTCAGAACAAGCACTTACTTCATCATCTTCATCCACCGATGCCACTTTCTACATGAGTGGAATAAACAATGGAACTTTTTATGACGCATCAAACTTAATAGCATCAAACAAAGAATATTTACAGGAAGAAATTAGTGAATATATTTACGATAATTATAATCTTCCACAGACAGACAAAGCAAAGTGTCGCAGAGATCTTGGATATCTCATTGATGCCGTTGTTTATCATTTAAGGTTTGGAGGAAACAGAAAAGTAGTAGAGTTTGCCCAGCTATACTATACAAATTTTGGATATCCGTATGGAGAAGAATTAACCTATATCAATAGAACTGCAGAGGAAACTACAGCAGCTCTGGATGCTTGGACCAAATTACAAGAACAAATGGTTCTTGCTATGAGAAATGAATTGGGAGCAGGAGTTTATACACAAATTACACCATTTGTAGATAATTCAATATCCAATGATACACAACTTCCATATTGTGCTGAGGTAGAATCTTCTATTGTTGAAATGATAAACCTCGTAAAGGATATCATAGACAGAGGAACTGGTGTTGTTGAAATAACTGAAGTAAATGCAAACAAGAGTGGTTTCTGGACCAATACATTAACATATTCAAATTATAACTTAATAGATGATCCTCTTCTCTACAGTCAAGAATGTGATGATGTAGTTTCATCTATCAATTCTCTATATGATAATTTAAAGGATGTGGTTGATTCTAAAAAAGTCAAGAGAACCACTCCAGATTATATTGACGGAGAAACAAAAGTATTTGATTTATATTGGGAAAATGGAGATCCAGTAATCACAGAAGAGGATGAAGATCTTTTCTTAACTATCAATGCTGTTTTGCAAAAACCAAAATATAATGAGTTCTATCCTGGTCCAGATGCTTACTATATCGATAGGAATTTTATTCCAAACAAGCTTGTTTTTGATGTTGCTCCAATTTGGGATCAAGATTTTGGCGCAAAAACTATTGGAGAACCAACAGCTGTAGAAAAAGTTGTTGGTGTTGGAGTTGGAAACTACAAGAGACTTACAATTGACTATAATCTAGTTGATGGTACGAGATCTGGTCCTTTCCTTATTTTGGATCTAGAAGATCTAACCGTAGAGAATGTAGAAGAACCAGATTATCTATTTGTTTTCTTGGATGGTGTTTTGCAGCGAGAGAACTTCTCATATACAGTCTCTGGTCCAAATATTTACTTTACTACTCCATTAGTCAGGGAGAATAAAATAGACATTAGATATTTGTATGGAAGAGAAGTAGGACAGATTTTAAAAATCTATGATTTTGATCCAGATGGTCTCTATGCAAAATCGAATGTTTCACTTCAAGTTGCTTCAGGACTAAATAATCTACTTTCATTCACTTGGTTGGGTGGAGACTTTGGAAATCCAATCCATGCTTTCCAATTCAATCCAAATGGCACATTCAACATGATTGGAAGTGTTAGAAACTTAAAAAGAAATGGAAGTACTCTAACATTTGATTGTATTGGAAATAAGAGTGAAATTCTCCCAGGTGTAAATGTTTATTTTGCTTCCGCTGGAAAATACACCACCTTAAATACTTCTGTTTCTATAACTACTGGCACAATTAATTATGAAACAGATGAAGATGGAAGAACCATTTTAGAAGATAATGAATCCTGGAAAGGAACTTTCTATAGATGGAGATATAAAAATCCATTCATCAATATTTCTAATGGAGATCTAATTCGTGTAGATGGCCAGGATAAGTTTAGGCGTATCAAACAAATTCCAAGAAAAGCAACTACAAAAGAAGAAAGACCCCAAGAACAAGTATCAAACAATTTCTATTCTGCTGTAGAAATCGAAAGATATAATGGCATAACACGAGGAGAAGGTCTGAGTGTAGTTGCTATTATAGAAAATGGTGTTGTTGTAGATCTTCAGTGGAATCAGCGTAGTTACGACCCAATTACTCAACCAACTGCATATCAATACTTCACTCCACCAGTATTACAATTTATACCAAAAAATGGAAATGGTGGCGGAGCAAAAGCAAATGTTTTAGTAAGTAAAGGACAAGTAATTAGCGTTGATTTAATTGATGGTGGATCTGGATATACAGAACCTCCTCAAGTTGTAGTGGCAAGGGGATTTGATGTAATTGAAGAAAATAGAGATATTGGTGTATCTGTAATATATGCTGGTCTTAATTTAGAAGTCACTGGTTTTACAATGGTTGCTAGTTCAACTATTGATGCATTTGGAAACCAAGTATCTGGAATCAATACATTTACATCAATATTTTTCGAAAGTCCCATTAGTTCCGACAGATTTATCACTGCAGAAATTCAACTGGTAAGAGAAAATAATAATCTAGAATTAGTTGGAAGAGAATTCCTCAATACAACAAGACCAGAATTAGATGAAATTCAAGTCTTAGATGTTTTCCCAAATGCCTCGGAATATATTTCCGTTATTTCTGGAAGAGTTGAAGATGTTATTTCATCATCTATTGTTACAACTGGCAGACAGATTACCACAACAATAAGTCATGAAATTGATAATACTTCACTATCTAACATTAATTACTTTGAAGTTGGTGCATATCTAGAAATCAATCTAGACATTACTGATAATATTGTCTATATTCCAGACACCAGTAAGTTTAAGAAAAATGGATATTTACTTATTGGCAATGAGATAGTAAGATACTACAGAAAACTCACAGATCGTTTCTTAAGCGTTCAGAGAGGTCAAAATAATACAACTGCACAATTCTGGCCAGCAGGAACGTTCTTACGTCAAATCCCAGATCCAGTATCTATAGCGTTTGCTGGAGTATCTATAATTGAATCTGATAGCGTATCAGTAACTCTCACAGAAGCTGGCACTACTGATATCGTTCTTTCCGAAAGAGAAAGAACAATTCAAATTCTAACAAATGCTTCTGTAACTACTGTTAATAGAGAATTTGTAGAGATTGTACAGATTCCATTAAATGTGGAGTCTATCACTGATGTTCGTTTTGAAAGAGTAACTAAATTTGATCCTTCTTTTGATTTGATCCCAGTTGCTTCTATTATACAGGGAGAGACTAGAGTTCTGGCAACTGTACAAACAGTCATTGCAGAATTTAATATCCAAAGAGAAAAATTAGAATTTGTTATTATACCACCTCCATCTGGAGTTGTGGATGGTTATGAAGAAAGTGTTTTTATTACAGATCCAATTCAAACGAGATTAAACGGATTTGTAGATCTTCTGGATGATTATGGTGTGGTACAAAGAAGTGGAGATATAATTTTTGTTTCAAATGCTGTATTCGGTCAAGGTGTTGGGTATGTTGGAAACTACACAACTGGAAATGCTGGTCACAGAATTTCCCATTTTGATGGAATTTTTGATGATGGAAATGCCAATGCATCTGGTCTTTCTATATTAGAACTTTCCACATATTATCCAGCTCTTACAATTAGAGATTTTATATTAAGAGCCAATTCTAGTTACACTCTCGCTGGAGATAAATTCACTTTATTGCCTCCATCAATTCAGAATCCAGTTGCGATAACTACATCAGTCGGAACTATTGGAGCAACAATCGAAGTTCAAAGTACAATATATTTTGAAAATTCTGGACATTTATTCACATCAGGTGGAAGTGTAATTCATTATACCAGCAAAACTACGACTACATTTGAAGGTTGTACTCTTGTCAATGGTCCAGATTCAATTAGTGCAGGTGATGAATTGATACCATATTCAATTTCCTAAATAACTGCATAAATATAAATAACTCAGGCACAAACAACGTCGGAAAAAACAAATGGCTGCTATTATCTCTGATAAGTTTAGAATTTTTAATGCGAAGCAATTCTTAGAATCGCTAACTGAAGGTGCTACCGACACTAGCGCCGAACGATCCAGAATGTATTTCTTCGTGGGTCGTCCTCAACCTTGGAGAGCATACCTAGAGGTATATTCCAAAGGCACTACGAACTTCACTGTAGGAAATGAAGTTTTTGTTGGTACGTATGGATCTACAGCATTCCGTGCAACGATTGCCGCAGTTTATGATAGTGCCCTTCTTCTCACCGACGTTTTTGGAGCAAGCGGTATTAATTCAGTTCCTGGCACTGGCAGCACTTTGCTAGAAACAGCAGATGGTGGATCCACTACAACAGGAGCAACCGCTAAGACTGGCGTTTATCGTTATGCCACTGAGGAAATTCCACCACTACCTCTAGATAACCAGAGAGAAAAGATTAATATCTACGACGAGATCATTGCAGCTAAGCGCATTACTGATGCATATGCAAGAACTGTTATTCGTCGTTACAATTGGGATTTAGTTGCCAATCCCAAGTTTGACATGTGGAAACCAGATTACTCAGCTACTCCTGGCGGCGGTGGTCAAATTGGTAAGCAAAGTGCAACTGGTCAAGATTCGATCTCAACATCCAAGTTCTATGTTATGAACTCCAATTATGAGGTATTTAAGTGCCTCTATAACGGAGAAACTCCAGCAACTGGCACAGCAGCAGCAAATGCTACTGAAGAACCATTAACAACTGGCGGAAACTACGATGCAGCAACTGGTCTTTATACAGAGTCTACTGGAGCTGGTTACATCTGGAAGTATATGTATACCATTCCAACTGATGATGTTTTGAAGTTCCTTTCCTCGGACTTCATGCCAATTGTTCTTCCATCCAACTTCTCAAGAACAAATGTAGAGGCATTGGCAACTCCTGGTGCTATTGATGTAGTACTAATTGAAGATGCTGGTGAAGATCTTCCTGCTTCTCAAACTCTATACACATCAATCAAGGGTGATGGAACTGGTGGCGTGATTGAATTTGCAACAGATGCAAATGGTTCTATTACTTCAGCATCCGTTGTTGCTCGTGGTCAAGACTACACATATGCTACAGTTAGACTAGGAAACGGCAATCTCTTTAGTAATCAAGGTTTGACTGTTGGAGTAGCTACTCCTGCTGGTGCAACTGGAGCTCTAGAAGTTGTAATGCCTCCTCAAGGTGGTCATGGTTCTGATCACGAAACAGAATTAAATGGAAAGCGTGTGATGACAAATATTCGTCTCACTTACGCAGAAGGTTCTGGAGATTTCCCTGTAGACAATGATTTCCGCAGAATTGGTATTATCAAGGATCCATATAACTATGGAACTACAACTTTCTCGACATCAGATACTTTATCTGGTCTAAAAGCAGTTAAAGTTACTGGTGCTACTGCTGACTTCATTCCAGATGAGACAATTTCACAAACGGTAACTGGTGGCACTGCATACGGTACTGTTGTTTCATGGACTCTTGACAGTGGTTCAACAACTGCTGGTGTTCTTAAGTATATCCAAACAGTTGATGCTCACACGGATAACGGTATTGTGAGAGCATTTGAAAGCAATGGTGCTAATGCTATCTCTGGTGCTCTATCAGCAGCTGCTGGTAACGTAGCAACTGGATACGCAGGAACACTACTAGGAGCAACTTTTGTTGCTGGTCTAGCAACTCCAGAGATTGAAAATAACTCTGGCGATGTTATCTACCTAGAGAACCGTCGTCTAATCACTCGTGCTCCTGACCAGATCGAAGATATTAAACTTGTAATTGAATTCTGATTAAAATTTCAACCTTACAAATCCTCCCAAATAGGGAGGATTTTTTTTATCTCTACTAAATATTAGGGACTAGATACTAGTATTTGGCGAAGTACGATGCCTCAGAAGACTAACCTTAATGTAAATCCTTATTATGAGGACTTTGACGCGAATAAGAATTTTTATAAGATTCTATTCCGTCCAGGTTACTCTATTCAAGGTAGAGAATTAACTCAAGTTCAATCTATTCTACAGAATCAAATTGAAAGTTTTGGCAAGTATGCTTTCAAACAAGGAGATCTTGTTGTTCCTGGAGAAGTTGGACTCAATACAAAATTAGACTATGTGAAGTTGTCTTCTGTATCAGAAGTTGCTGTTAATGAAAATAATAGCATCGTATATAAGAAGTATGATATTTCCCAATTGCTAGGTCAGCAATTAAGAGGTTTAAGTTCTGGTGTTATTGCAACTATTTTATCTACAAGGAATGCAACTGAAAGTTCCGCTGATACATTATATCTAAATTATTTGAATAGTGGTGACTCCAACACAGAAACTAAATTTAGACAGGGAGAAACCCTAGAAGTTATTGATGGAGTTAATACTCCACTTCTTGTTGTTGGAACGGACGGAAGTGTTCTCCCAACTAGCATTCGTGTTCAAAATCCAGATACAGGAGAATTCTTCTCTCTAGATAGTCCAGCAATGGGATATGCTTCTGCTATTAAAGTAGAAGAAGGGATATATTTCGTAAATGGTTTTTTTGTAAGAAATGATTCAGAATTACTTGTTATCGATCCATACTATGACCGTCCTACAGCGAAAGTAGGATTCAATATTATAGAAAAAATTGTAACACCAGAAGAAGATGCAAGTCTTTATGACAATTCAATAGGTTCTTCTAACTTTACTTCCCCTGGAGCTCATAGACTGAAAATTAGTTTAGAGTTGAAAAAGTTTGCGTTGGATGAAATTACCGATAAGAATTTTATTCAATTAATTACTGTATTCAAAGGGTCTATACAAAGAAAAGTATCCCCAACTAATTATAATTTACTTGAGCAAACTCTCGCAAGAAGAACATTTGATGAAAGTGGAGATTATGTAGTAGATAATTTCTCAATTGATGTCAGAGAGTGGGCGCAGAAAAATGGCAATAGAGGTGTATTCTCTTTAGACGAGTTTGGCACTTTTAATGGACTTTCTGAAATAGAAGCAACTAGAAAAATGGTTGCAACTATTGGCCCAGGAAAAGCATATGTTAGAGGTTTTGAAATTGTTAATAAAGAAACAAAGTATCTAGAAATCAATAAAGCTAGAGAAAGTCTCTCAAGTGATAATATAACACTAAAAACTAAAGGTCTCCCAACATTTAGTGTAACCAATGTTTATGGAAGTGTTCCTTTAAATAAAGAAGGAGCAGATCTTACAGCATATCCTTTTGTATATTTAAATTCTACTTTCAATGATGGATCTGTTGGATTAAACGATACAGAATCTGCTTCTGCTTATCGACAAACTCTGAACAGGAGAGGAAAGAATTTTTCTCTGAATGATGGCATCAAAACAATTACAATTCAAATTACTAGTCCAGTTAATCCACTCGGATCTATTACGGATGGAAATTTTGAATCATTACTTGGAACAATTTATTATGTTAAATCAAGAGGCGATGGTGGAGCTCCAACTTCTATTGGAACTGTAAAGTCTTTAGCATTTGCTGCTATTAATAGACCTCTTATAAATTTTTCGGAAAATGTTAAATTTTTAGAGCTTACTATCTTTGGTCAAAAAGATGAATTAGAAGCGATCTTTAAAGAATATGACATGGGTGATTCTGATTTCACCCGAAAGTTATTCGTTAGTCAGTCCGATGCTTTGGCAGATGCAAATGCTCTTGGATTTATTGTAGATTACAGTGAAACAATAACTCCAGTAGTTGGCAGAGCAAAACCAAACAACTTCAAACTATTAAAGAGAGGATCTGGTTTTAATTCTGATACAGACATAGTTATTTCCAGGGGAAGATTGGCAGATGGCACTTCTGCATACAATAGTATTTTTGGTTTGTCATATTTTGATCCCGAGTTCTATACCAAGATTATTCTGGAAAATAAACCCGTAGAAACAGGATCTTTCACACAAGGAAAATATGTATTTGGTCTTGATAGCGGTGCATATGGAGTAGTAGAGGGTCCAGCAAACGGTGTATATTCAACAAATAACATTTTGTTTGTAAAAACTCTATCTGGAAGATTTGTATCTGGAGAGACTTTACGAGATGAATTAGGAAATACTGCAAAGATTGCAACAGATAATACTGTTGCATATTTCATTGTCCAAAATAGAGGTCTTGGGTATGCAGATGGTGTAAAGTTATTGGTAAATGGAGTTGAGTTTGACCCATCTGTAATAGGAGTATCACGTTCCAATGATGGTAGAATTTACAAAGTTGTTATAAACAACAGAGGTGCATTTAGAACAGAATATGCTCAACCACCTGCAGTAACAGTATTAAATCCATCTGGTGCTGCGGCCCCAGCAGCAGGAGCGGCAGTAGTACCAGTATTGTTCAGAAACACTGTTACAACTTACAACCCACAAAATGTAAAATCTGTTAGTTGCCAATATGGTTCTGGAAATTCCAATGCTTTTACAGCAGATATTGTTGTTGATGATCAGGAATATGGAGACATTAAATCAGTAACAGAATTTACTTTCTTTGGAAGTAAAGGATTTAAATTTATTGAATCTACCAGTTTCAATGCAGATGCTACAACATCATTACAGCAAGGAGATGTTATTCAGTTTTCTGATGTTGATAATAACTTAGTAAGAGCGACTGTTCAATATGCTACATCCAGAGAGGGAGCTTTTAAAACCAGAGTATATCTTGATACAGCACTACCTGGAGATGTAACAAACACCAGTGTTGTGAGATTACGCCCAAGAGTACAAAATCCTAATTCTGGAACATTAGTTTTCCCAACAGGTAGTAAGCAGATTAAACAAATTGCTGCCAGTTCAGAGGATAGTAAAATTAAGTATTTCTTCAGAAGAGACTTTGTTACTACAGCTTCAACATCTGGGGGAACGATTACATTCGCTGCTCAGTTAGAATTTGGAACTCAAAGATTTGTAGCATTCTCAGAATCAAATTATATCATCACTGTTTTAGATCCTGGAGATGCTCCAAACATCGAAAAGGGTGACATTGTTTATATTGAGAGAGATAATATTACAATTTCCTCTTCTACAGATACTGCAAGTGGTTTGACTTCTGGTTCAATAAGCCTACAACTACCTTCAGATTATTTTGGAACTATTCCAAATAATGGAGAATTTCCTAAATTAAAATTAACAGCAACTCTTGAAGTTACCAGAGCAAAACCAAGACTAAAGACTGCTATTAGAAATAAGAGAATTGTTGTTTCTTCTTCTGGGGATAGAGTAGTTCCATTCAGAGGAACTGATTATGATAGCGAAGTTGTAGAAATCCTATCATACTCCGATGCATTTAAACTCAGATATGTGTATGAGGGAACAAGCGCACAACCACCAGATATCGACACCGCTGGAAATCTTATTACTGGAACAGATGTTACTGATAGATTTACTTTTGATGATGGACAAAGAGATACAATCTATGATGTGTCTAGACTAGTTTTAAAACCAGGATTCCCACAAACCTCTGGTCAGTTGGTAATTGCTTTTGATTATTTCGAACAATCACAGGGAGACTTCTGTGTTATAGATAGCTATTTACATGAAGCTGGAGTAACTGAAGATGAGATTCCATCTTTTAACTCAGCAGTAAATGGCATAGTAAATTTAAAAAATGTTATCGATTTTAGACCTAAGGTTGATAGCAATAAAATTATTGCTGGATTCCAAGATGCATCATCCCTATCTCAAGCAAATGGTAGTTTCTCTGGACCAGGATCAGTAATTGCCAGTTCTCCAGCTTCCGATGACAATCTAGAATTTACAATATCTTTCAGTCAGATTCAATACTTAGATCGTATAGATGGAATCTTCTTAACTAAGAAGGGAGATTTTATCGTTAAGGAAGGAAACTCTTCTCTTAACCCATCCAAGCCAGATTTAATTGATGATGCTATTCCACTCTTCTATGTTTATATTCCAGCATTTACTCTCAGTAGTAAAGATGTAAGAGTAACTCCAGTTGATAATCGTAGATATACGATGAGAGATATTGGAAAACTTGAGAAGCGCATTGAGCGTCTAGAATACTATACATCATTGAGTATTCTAGAGCAGCAAGCTCTAAACATGCAAGTTAAGGACGATATTGGTTTTGATAGATTTAAGTCGGGATTCTTTGTTGATAATTTCGAATCACACAGAACTGGCAATTTATCTTCACTGGATTATCAGTGTGCAATAGACACACAACAATCTGTTCTTCGCCCACAATCAAAAGAGAATTCTTTTGTTCTAAAAGAAGTAAATGTTAGAGAAGATCAACGAGTGGTTTCTGGATACAAAAAATCTGGAGACATCGTTACTCTTCCATATACTAGCTTAGAACTTCTTGGAAATAGTTTTGCATCCAAAACTTTAAATCCAAATCCTTTCGTTGTCCTTCAATATGTTGGTGATGTGCAAATTTCACCAAGTATTGATCAATGGTATGACGACAGCGTAGAACCAGTTGTTGTGGATACAAATACAGATCTATATAAAATTTTTATTGCTAAAGATAATGTAAAAGAAAGTTTGTCTAGTATTCACAATTCATTTATCGTCAATTGGATTGGAGCGAATACATCATTCACATCGATTAATTCATTAGGAGAAAATGCCACAGAAAGATCAGTAACTTCTGTTGATATTGCTTCTGTTGCTAGTTCTTCGAACATTAGTCCCCAGAATAATGAAGTTGGTAAAGGAGTTCAAACAAAGACTGTTAGGGGCAATTCAGTATCAACAGATCTTCAGTTTTTTGCCAGAAGTATTCCAGTTAAATTTGTTATTAGAAGATTAAAACCAAATACAAATATTTCAGTGTTCTTAGAAGGAAGAAATATCAATCGTTGGGTAAATCCAGATTTGAGATTTACTGGAATTGCTGGTAATTCTCTATCGGCATTTAATGGTTCAGTGACAACAGATGAAAATGGAAATGCCAGCGGATTGATCTTAGTACCAGCTGGTCTTCCACCAAGAGAAAACGCTGTTTGGACTGGAGATGTTGATACAGTAGATTATGATAAATCAGGAGAAGAAATTAGAATTACTACTGGAATTACAACTTTCCGATTTACTTCAAGTCCAACCGATGAGGATAAACTTTCTGTTGATACATATGCAGAAGTTAAATATTATGCTACTGGTATTTTACCAGAAAACCCATCTGGAATAGTTTCAACCAAACCAGCATTCTTTAAAGCGAATGAAGGTGTTCAGTTTGTGGAAAGTAATACAGATAATCCAATAAGACCAAATCCACTAGCGCAAACATTTAAAATTGAAAACTATGAAGGCGGTCTATTTGTAACTGGTGTTGATCTCTTCTTCAGTAAGAAGAGCTCAAAAATTCCAGTAAAAGTTTATTTGACTAATGTAGATTCCGATAAACCAGGAAAGAATGTTATACCTGGAACAGAAAGAACTATGTCTCCATTTACTTTACTCAAGTGCTTCGCAAATGGAAACGTTTCTGTTACTAAAGGAGAGTTTGTAACTGGAACTAGTTCTGCATCTAGTGGTCCAATCGAAAAAATTATTGACAAAAATGGAGTTGAGTTGGTTCCATCATCAACTGGAAGATACTCCCTGACTAATGAGCAAGTATATACTCTAGTTCTCTCAAATCATAATGGACGCTCTTTCAGACCAAATGAAGATCTAGTTATTCCATCAGTAATTGCTACTAATGCATCTAACGGGACTCAACTAAAATTAACTATAGCAAAAGATAGTGGAAAAGTTAGTGACATTAGAGTAAAGAATCCAGGTCTAAATTATGACAGTGCTGTTTTAACAATTGAGAGTCCTCAATTGCCTGGAGGAGCTGTAGCAACTGCTCGTGTTGAAATATCAGATGGTAAAATTTATAATGCAGAGGTTTCACTAAATGGTTTTGGATACACAGAAGCACCTTCTGTCGTTATCAGAGGCATCGGAAATGGCGCTGGAGGGTGCGAGTTAGAGACTTTCATAGCGATTGATACACCAGCAGTTAGAATGGGCGTAGCGGTCGATAATGAAGGTGTTACAAATTCAACCACACCGACACATTTTGCGTTCGATCATCCAATTTATCTACAGAATGACACAGACTATGCTTTAGCAGTGGAGACCGATTCTGTCGATTATGAGTTATGGGCATCAAGACTTGGTGAGATTGATATTTCAACAAGTACAGTAATTACAACACAACCTTCTCTTGGATCTGTTTATAGATCTCAGAATGTTGATAATTGGACGGAAGATAATTTTGAAGATCTCAAGTTCAGACTCTTTAGAGCAGAATTCTCGATTGAAAGAAATGCTGAACTTGTTTTGAAAAATGAAAGTCTTGGTTACGAATTATTGAATAAAAATCCATTTGAAACTAATGCTAGTGCAAATACAAACGCAACATCAAAACTGTTTAGAAATAACAATCAGATTGTAAAGGTATATCATAGAGATAATGGTTTTGAAGATTCTGGTAATTCATACGTCTTTTATAGAAGTGCCCAAGAAACTGGCGGAGTTACAGCAGATGCGTTGAATACAAGATTATTCAAGGTTAGCAATTGTGGAGTTGATAGTTACAACATTACTTCTCCAATTAAAGCATCTGGAAACTCTTTTGGTGGTGGAGATGAGGTTTATGCAACATACAATAGAAAGTATGAAACTCTTTACCCACAGATTCAATATCTGTCCTTCACTGGAACTAAGATAGAATCTGTCGTAAAAACCACCAATGTAATTCCCGTTGATTCAAATACCAATAATTATGTTTCATACTCGCAAACTGATTATGAAAGAACTTTCCTCAATGAACCACAATATTTCTCAAATCAAAAAATAATTGCTTCTGATATTAATGAGACTTTAAATAACATTGATAGATCTCTAGAATATAAACTAACCCTTTCTTCTAGTATTTCGTATCTATCACCTGTTATTGATTTGTCAAGTTGCAGCGTAAAAGCTGTTTCAAACAGAATAGAAAATGCTTCTGGAAAAGAAGATAGATTTGGAAGAAGGGATCAAATTATTACCTTCAATCAAGTGTATCAGTTTAACCTTGCTGGTGCTGGTGTTGAAATTCAGAATGATCAACCAATTAAAGGGGTTGCATCAAAAGCTGTTGGTGTTATTGCCAAAGTGGAAGGTTCTACAGTCTGGGTTAGATTGAAAACTTCCACGATTTTCCAAATTGGAGAGACAGTAAATCTCGGAAGTCAGCCAGGATTAACTAGTGTTACTATAGATACAAACCCATCTCAAGTTTTCTTTGAAATTGCTGACGCCGCTACTATCATTGCCAGAAATCCATCAAATATTCTCCAAACCTATGACAATATTATTACTGGAAAGTCTGTAATTTGGAATAATAAAACACAACAATTGACACTAAGAATTGACTCACAACCAATCGATAATGACTTTACTGGAAGAATTGTTGATAGTGCTACTTTCAATAGAAATGCAGATGTCAATGATCAATTGACTGATATATTCCGTGTTGGTGATATCATCAAATATCCAAATCAAGAAGATGAGGATGCCAGACTTCTTGAGATAGGAAATATTGAATATACAAATGGTTTTGATTTTGTTGCTGAAAATACTTCAAAGAATGGATCAGCAATCGCAAAATATATCACCAAAGAAATTGTGATTACAAATCCTGCTGTTGCTATTGATGTTCATCTGACAGCTAATGCTAAGGACATTTCAAATATTGAAGTTTTGTATAAGTATAAGAGAGCATCAAGTCAAGAAAATCTGGATGATGTTGATTGGATTTACTTCAATGGCAATGGACAACCAGATTCTCTAGAGATTGCAACTCCAGAAAATAGTATTTCTAGTATTGTAGAAAAGCAGTCTTCATATCAGGATTTAACATATAGTGTCTCGGATCTTCCAGAATTTTCGTCGTTTGCTGTCAAGATTGTATTGAAATCCGTTGATCCAGCATATGTTCCAAAGATCCAGGATATTCGTGCAGTTGCTGGATTCTAATTCCGCGTATGTCTTACATTAAAGTTAAAGGTCACGATGGTCTTGTAAGAGATCAAAACACAGGTGCCATCTTGAATCACGACGATTCTGCTATAGAAGCTAGACGAAAACAAAAGCATCTCAATTCCGCGCTTGACGACATAAATATGTTGAAGAATGAAGTTTCTGAGATCAAATCCTTACTTCGAGAGTTAATCAAAAATGCCAGCAATTAATGTCGCCAGAACTGATACCTTTGAGCAGCAAAGGGTAAAGATTAATGAAATTGGTTCTCAGGTATTTACAATCACCCAAGGTGGTAGTGATCTTGCTACTGGTAATTTAAAAATTGGAGATGGAACTGTTTATGATCCATCACTATCATTTATATCTGATAATACACTAGGAATATACAAAGAATCCACAAAGACTCTAGGATTTGCAAGTAATGAAAAGAGAATATTCAATATATCAGATTCTTCATTATCCTCTTACAAAGATTTTAATTTTTTCAAAACTTCTATAGTTGATACTAATGTTTCTATCTCAAACTCTGGAAGCAATTATTCGTCTGGAATTTTTACATCAGTTCCACTTACTGGTGGTTTGGGTGTTGGGGCATCAGCTGATTTTGAAGTAGCCTCCCATATAGGAAATGTTACTATTGGCACTGGATATAATCCAGGAACATACAATTCAATATCTTTATCTGGAGGAACTGGATCTGGATGTAGTGTTTCGTTTGTTGTAGATTCTTTAGTTGGAACAATCAATAATCCTGGAACAGGATATGTAAATGGATTGTATACAAATATTCAATTAACTGGAGGATCTGGAACTGGAGCAATTGCAACTGTCTCAGTTTCAGGAACTCAGATAATTAATGTTACAATTTTTTCCTCGGGAACTGGTTATGTCTTAGGAGACTTATTGAGTGTTGATAATGCAAATCTTGGTGGAACTGGTAGTGGATTTGAATTTGAAGTTACAAACAATCCTGGAAGAATTGAAACTATAACTTTTACAAACAGAGGTTCTGGATATTCAATAGGAAATGTATTGACTTTACCTGGACCAATTACTAGTATATCTACAACACTACAAGCATCTGTAAATAATATTGCAGCAACATTAGGATCTGGAAGTCAAATTACTGTATCTAGCACTGCAGGAATACTTGCTGGATATTCTGTAGTTTTTGTTTCTGGAACTGGTCAATTAGATTCAAATGTTACTGTTCAATCAATTGATGGCCCAACTACACTTACATTATCTTCTGCTCCAATTCAGTCTGGATCGTGTGTATTAAACTTTATACCACAGAATTCTACACAAATAACTGTTACAGATTCTACTGGAATTAAAACTGGAGATTTTGTAACTGTAACTTCTGGAACTGGAACTTTGGCACAAGGAGTTACTGTTGTGACTGTAAGTGGCAACACAATAACTTTATCTCAAGCTCCATTAACTGGTGGGAATGTTACCCTAACATTTAGTCCAGCATATGGACTTGGTACTGGATTTTCTTATACAATAACACAATTAGGATCTGTTGAATCTGTATCTATTGTTTCTGGTGGTATCGGATATGCAGACAATGATATATTAGGAGTATCTCCTACAGATTTGATTGTTCCAATTGTATATTATTTGTCCGTAATATACGTTCAGGAAGTTAGTTTTGTTGGATCTGTTCCAACATCTGCATTTTCAGTTGGAGATTCTCTAGAACTTTCTTCTGGTGGATCTCCATATGTGGTTAGAAAAATAAATTCATCTGGTGGAAATATTACTTCTATTTTATTAGATAATAGTGGATTGATTGGAGGAGAAGAATTAATTGTTTCTGGAAATATCAACGTAACGTTTGATGTTAATACAGCTTCATCTGCATATTACTTATATGTTATTGGCGATGGAACAACTACAAGTATTACTCCAGATTTAACATTCTATGTTGGCAATAAGTATAGAATTGATTTTTCCGACAATTCTAATAGTGGTCACGTTTTTGCATTTAGTGAGTTTCCAGACGGTAAATGGTCTCCAAGTTTGGTTTCTAACTTAAATGCAACGATAGTTTCTGGATCTAATATTATTCAAGTTACAGATACAACTGGAATTTTACCTGGAATGACAGTTGAACAGATGTCTGGATCTGGAGATCTTTCCAATACAACTGTTATCAGTGTTGATAGTCCTACACAATTCACAGTAGAATCACCAGCCAATACATCTGGATCTCCAGTAATAGATGTCTATGGAAGTGAATATACAGATGGTGTAGTAAGATCAACTACTTATATTGATATCCAAGTTACAGAGACTACACCATCTACGTTATATTATTATTGTGTCAATCACCCAAATATGGGAGGTGCTGATGGCAACGAATCCACGATAACTATTGATCCAAATAATCCAGCATCTTTCGGAAGTGGATTCTTACTTAACATTGGTTCTGTTGAAGAATTAAATAATATTGCTTTTGATATTGACACGGGTAGTGTAAATTCGACCAGTGTTTTTGCGATAAATGGAACTATTGATAATCTAAATTCAAATAGTGTTTCTGCATCAATTAATCTAACAACCCCACTTATATCAACTAGTTTAATATCTTCTGGTTCTTCGTTATCATTAACTGCACCAAGTTCGATATCTTTTACAACACCGACTATTTCTTTTGGATCCAGAGCATCTTTATCAACATCTACTGGAAACTTTACTTCTAATGGTATTATAAAATCATTAACCGAAGTAAATGTAAATGATGTTTTAAGAATAACTCCAACAGAAATAAGAACATTTGGTACAACTGATGTTGTTATAACTCCAGCAAGTAACAGAATTGCAAAGGTTAATTCTTCTTCTGCATTAATAATACCAGTAGGAGATACTTTACAAAGACCTTCTATTTTAGCTGAATCTGGGGCGATAAGATTTAATACAGAAACTGGACAATACGAAGGATATAGTGGCACAACTTCTTCTTGGTCTTCCCTAGGTGGTGTTAGAGATCTTGATGGAAATACATATATTCTCGCAGAAGAATCTGTTGGATCTAATGATAATACACTCTGGTTTTATAACGATAATATAAACACAGTAAGATTCACTCCAACATACCTAGATTTCAGAAATAATAAATCAATAAGATCATCAAATGTTTCTGCCCCTCCATTTATTACATGGATAGCAAATACTCCAGTAACTCTTGGTCAATTTGTAAAATACAGAAATAATTTATATGAAGTAACAATTTCTGGAACAACTGGAAGTTCTGGTAGCGAACCAACACACACATCGGGATCTTTACCTAATGGTACTGCAGAATTAACATGGTCACAATTAGCAGTTGCTCCATTAACCTTTGAAGATATTGAGGTATTGAGAATTGGACCTTTAGGTGGATTACCAGTTGTAATTAATGGGGATTTGAGATTATTTGAAAATTCGATATCTACTGATATTAATGACTTAATTATTCGTCCAAATTCTGGAAAGAAAGTTACAATTGACGCAGCAACTACTTTAGTACTACCATCTGGTGCAGATACAGATAGAGGTGTTCCAAGCCAAGGATCTATTAGATTTAGCACAACATCTGGACAATTCGAAGGTTATGATGGTGCAAACTGGGGATCTCTTGGTGGTGTAAAAGATGTTGATCAAAATACTTACATTATTCCAGAACTATTACCTGGATCAAATGAAAATATTTTATACTTCTATAATGATAACAATAATACTCTACAATTATCAACCACATCATTAGATTTTTATTCTGTTGATACTATCAGATCTGTAACCAGTGATGAACTTGAAATTACAGCTTCTCTATTAACATTTGATAATGGTGCATCTACATTTGATAATACTGCTACAGATAGAACATTCCTAAGTACAACAAAACAATATTTTGATCTCGGACTTTCTGCTGGATTGACAACAGATCCAGTATTAAGATTGGATGATCAGGGAGATGTTTATTTAAATATTGGATTTGGCACAGGTGTTTATAATGGCGTAAAAGTTTTTGATGGGGATTTGAAAGAATTTGAATTGGCAGATGTTAGGATTCTTACAGAGAAATTAACATTGGTAAAAGGAACTTCTGATAATGGGAGCTCTGTAATCTATGCAGTAGCATCAAATGCTGGTGCAAAAACTACTATTGTTGCAGAAAATTCCACCTCAGGAGACAAAGAATTCATCGAATTTGGTATTTTAGATGATGGAACAGATGTATTCCACACAGAGTATGGAAATATAAGAACTGGAACACAGTTAATTGCTACAACATTTGAAGTTACTGGAGCAGGTGATGTAAGAATAAATATTTCATTAGGGACTGGAGTAAATCCAACTGAGGCAGTTAATATTACTGTTGTATCAAACATTACCAAGAAATAAAAAATGGCAACTACAAGAGAAAAATTTGATTCAGTTGGTGGATTTTCTATCGACAAAACCGTTATTGTCGATGAACTAAGAAACGCTAAAGATCTCAATAGTTTAGAAATAAAAAATTCCACATTTCAAGACAGTAAAGTATCAAATTATATACTTAGAGGTTTGAATACTTCTGTTCTCGAATTAGATAATGTTGGCACTCAAATTACAATTGATAATAATACTCTTAATTTTATAACTGGACACATTATTGCTGTTAATCCACAGGGATCTGTATATTCGGCAAAATTGGAAACAGCACTATCTTGTGATGCAATTGGATCTACTACAGTTCTTTCAAGCATGAGAACCGTTATTAAGGATGATATCCCCTCTGGACAATCTTGGATTATCGATCCTTTAGGATCTTCAAATAGATTTAGTTACGCCACAACTAGAGCTGGTACTACAAATAATATTAAGTGGGTTGTATCAACACAAGTCATTAGTATTGAATGGGCTTGATGCTAAATATAACTGAGGATAATAAGGGCGGGAGCTAGTAAGCACCATGAGTTTTAATATCAATTCCGATAAAGAGTTTGTAAGAGGTTCTAAACCACAGCTCATCGGTGATAACGAACTTGTCATTAAAGGTGGAGTTGGATCTCTTGAGAGAGAAATCCTCAGAACACAGCTAGATACTAGCACGGGTTTGCCTCGTGTTGGTATTAATAGAACTGGTCAAAGAGTTAATAATATTTCTATCACAAATGGTGGTACTGGTTATACATTACAACCAACTGTAACTATTGATCCACCAACAACTGCTGGTGGTGTTCAGGCTCTTGCTTCTGCATTCATCTTCAACGGTCAAGTAGTCAATATTGCTATCAATAATCCTGGTAATGGATATACAACTACTCCCAACGTAGTTATTAGTGGTGGTAATGGTGCTGGTGCTGCAGCAGAAGCATTCCTAGACACTGTTGATTTTGAATTGGATATTAACGGTGCTATTAGAACTTCGACATCCATCATTTCGGACACCGCGAGAATTCTAAACCTTGATATTGATAACTTTGTTACACCAGATTTGGCACTAAGAGGTCCAAGTCTCAAGACTTATGTAAATAACACAGGAACTCCTTGGGCGAGTAACGTTATTGTTCAAAAAAATTCTTATCGATATTTTGGATCTAATGTATATCAAGCATTAAATCAAGGAGAAACTGGATCATTAGCTCCAACTCATACAGATGGTATTGTACTTAATGGAGAAGTAAATTTTAAGCATATTGGTTTCCGTGTGGTTGATCAAAGTGCTTTGGGATTTGGAACTACTGGTGAGGCAGGATTATTTCCACGTTCTATCACACCATTACTTGGTGATAGATCTGATAAGATTGCTACTACAGAATACGTCCTCAACCTAGCAACTAATGACGTTGGTGGTCGTATCTATGTTTCTGAGCAGATTGGTAGTAATGACAACGATGGTCGTTCTGCTGTTGCTCCAGTTAGAACGATTAAAAAGGCAGCACAACTTGCTTGGGCAACTCCTGGCGTTAAGGAAACCATCATCGTTTCTGGTGGTGATTATATAGAAGATAATCCTATTTCATTACCACCAGATGCTTCCGTTGTTGGTGATAACTTACGTTTGGTAATTATTCGTCCAGCAAACCCTGGAAAGCATATTTTTAAATTTGGTGACAAAAACTACGTTACTGGTGTAACTTATAGAGATAAGATTGATTCAAATGGAGATCCAGTTTCTACTTGGGATTATGCCATGGTCTTTGACGATAAGCAACGCATTATCGTCGATTATGAAGTAAATGGAGATTTTGGTACAGAGTTCCCAATTGGACATCAGATTTTTGGACCAGACCAGTTCCGAGTAGGATTCCAACAAAATACTGGTCTAAGTGCCCTACAGACTGGAGTGGAAGTTGTCGGTGTCAATACTGGTGCAAGAGCAAAAGTTATTGGAATATTCCACACTTCTACAACTGGATCTAATGCATTTGTTAGTGGAACGGTTGATGTTAGGTTAATGAGTGGATCTTTTGTTGAAGGTGAACAATTTAGATATATCACTTCAGCAACGCAAGGATCTTCTATTGCTCTGACAATTACTCAAACATCTGGACAAAACAAATTTAGAACAACTACAGATCCATCTGGAATTATTGCTGGTGGTACTTACATTTACCTAGATGACACAGATGATAGTAGCTTCACCGCTGGATATTATGAAGTTGCGGATGTTGATGATTCTAATCCTGGTTACTGGGATGTTCAAGTTGTTCCAATTCTAAATGCACCTGAGTGGAATACAACTCAGTCAGAAACGATCCAGATCTTCAACGCATCTGTAACTAGTTTCACATTTGACTCAACATCTCTGAAGTCAATTAGAGCAGAAGGTGAGGTAGTATTTGTTGATGAAGATATTACAAATACTCTACCAATCCAAAGAATTGACTTCTCTCAGCAGGGTGGATTTACAGATGGTTTCCAGAGCGATCAGTTTGGTAACTCAGAAGATCTTGGTGGTATTGTATTCTACACCAATGAACTAGTTGGTAGATCGAATATCCACAATTTCAAAGAGGGTCAGGAAATTCTTATTCAAGGTCTTCCAACTGGAACACCCGATCTCTCATTCTTGAATGGTAAGCAGAGAATTTACAAGGTTCTTGAAGATGCCGATGGTCGTGCAAGAAGATTTGTAATTCCAAAGAAAGCTCCTTCAATCAACGACGCAAACTTTGATCCAGGACAATTTGCAACTGTTAGCACATACTCTAAAAGTGTTACCCTATCGCTACTCAACTCACCAAACACCTTCCCACTAGCAACTCCTGTCGATAGAAGATATCAAGATGCTTGCATCTACATCAGAAACAACAGAGACTTTATTGCCGATGAAGTTGTTGGACGTATTAATAGCGAATTCAAGAAGGAATACTTCTCAGTATATAATATTTCTGGTCTAGACTTCCAAATCTATCTCGGAACATCCAGATTTGAACACACATATATTAGCGGTGGAACTGTAACATTTGGTGGAGTTAATTATAATATTACTGGATTCACATATGACACTGCTGTAACTGGTATTGCAACTATAACCACAGACGTTTCCATCCCTGGATTAGCAGAAGATGACATTGTAAAACTTGCTGGTATTCTTGTTGAATGTGATAATGGACAAAAGGTATATCCAAGTTTCAACATTCCAGTAAGTGATACTCAGTGTAAGCAAGATATTGTACATTTCATCAACGCCCTTGTAAGAGACCTTGAGTTTGGTTCGAACCACAATATCATCGAAGCGGCACAGAAGTATATTGTAGGCGCTAAAATCGACTATGTAGAGAATGAAATTATTCAGACTGTACGTGCTATTGAGTATGCTAGAGAGTTAGCAATTTATGCGATGTGTAACTGGAGAACTGGTAATAGACTTCCAGGTGCTCCAGTATATGCACCACAATATTCATCAGTACCAAGATACTTTGATAATAGTGTTATCACAGCAACTGCTGGAACGCCAGCTTGTGATGACGTAAGATCTGCTATCGATACTCTATCGTATCTCTGGGTCGATGTTATTTCAAATGATGCATCTGGTAGATATTTGGATGCTGCATATTTGATTGCAAGAAACAGAGATCTAATTGCAGATCAGGCACTAATTGATACCGAAGCTTCGTATCCAACTCTCAACCTTTCTGATATCCACCAAAGAAAGTGCCGCAGAGATATTAATTATATTTTATCTGGTCTAATCAGAGACCTTGTACTTGGTGGAAATAGTGGTATAGTTACTGCCGCAGAAGCATATTTTAGCGGCACTGCGCTTGTTGGTATTGATGCGTCGCAACTTGACGAGACAATCTATGCATATCAACAAGTAAAAGATTATGCTATCGCTGCGATGCGTAATTGGACAGATGGAGCAGGTAATGCGATTTCCACCACTTCCCCAATTCCCAAGTTTATTGATAACACAATCATTGCCGACCCAGCATCTCCAGATTGTGCTAACGTTGCATCTTCCATCACAACATCGATGGGTCTTCTTGAGGATATCCTAGATGGAACAATTGAACCAGGAGAAACAGCAAAGACTACTGGAACTCTGCATGGTATATCCGACATTATCACATATCCAGATTCCTATATCTATGATGCCAATAATGTAAGAATGGCAATTCGCGGAGACTTTGATGATTATCCAATTATTGAAGCTTCACCATATACACAGAACGCATCTGTAATCTCCTTCCTAGGTGGCAGTGGAGCTCTGATTGACGGATCTAAGGTAAAGCAACCCAACTGCCCATTCCCTGGTCTAGAACTCGATGGTACTGCCTCTTTCCCAAATCAGGGTAAGTCGATGGTTGCTGCGGCATTCACGATTGTTTCCTTCGGTGGTACTGGTTACAAGATTATCGAAGATGGATACGTTCAGTTGGTTTCTGTTTTCGTAATTTTCTGTGCCGATGGTGTCCTTGCAGAGTCTGGTGGTTATGCTTCTATCACGAACTCAGCAACAAACTTTGGTATTGCTGCTCTCCGTGGTAGTGGATACAGAAGAGAAGCATATAGTTTTGACGTTGCAACAATCACTAATGTTTCTTCAACTCCAACTGGAAGAGCAATTCTAACAGTCGATGGTCTCGGAAGAGAACCACTTGAGCACTATGTTGTCAAGATTGATGGATATGAAAATACAAATCCAGATCTTGAATATTTTATTGATTCCGTTGCTGGAGTTGGTGCTGGACCACCATTCCAGGCACAATTAACAATCGACGACGGACAGGGACAACCCATGGACCTGACCGATAGTTCTACAGGTCTCCCAGTATCTTTAGGAAATGTCACTGGTGCAACTATCAGACTACATAGACCATCTATCGTCAATAGCTCCTCTCACACTTGGGAATTTGCTGGTTCTGGTACTAACTACCTTGCTCTACCAGAGAACGGTGGAACTAAGGACGAAGCGCAAGAGCAGGTATCTGAAAATTACGGACGTGTTTATGTTTCTGGTACTGACGAACTTGGTGACTTTAAGGTTGGTACGTTCGCTAGAATTGAGAACAGAACTGGTAACATCACTTTCACGGGTACAGTTACGATTTCGGAAGTTGAATTCCTCAAACTGAAAGGTGGAGACGTTGTTGTTACTGGATTCTCTGCTGATAATACCTTGGGTGGAGCAAGCACCAGCAACTCTGTTTTACCTACTCAGAAGGCAGTTAGAGACTACATCACTAACAACCTCGGTCCATACATCAACAAACCATACTCCACGAACGCTGTTCCCAGAGCACTGGTTGAACTTACCGACTCTGGCAAGATCTCTATTGACCAGATCCCAGCTCTAAGACCATTCCAGGTTTATACTGTTGCTAATCAGACAGAAAGACTGAATATTGAAGGAGCACTTGCTGGCGATATTGCAATTCAACAAGATACAACCACTTCATATATTCTAAATAACGATCTTGATTCTCTATTCCTAGCATTCCAACCAGATCCAACATTACAATTTACCATCGGTGACATTTTTGATGGAAGTGTAAGTGGTGGTCGCATTCAGGCAACTGAGTACAGACAGGGTGTTGTTTATAGAATCAACCTAACAGATGGTGGTTCTGGTTATGTGTCTCCACCAAACGTTGTAATTTCTGGCACTCTACAGCAAGGTGGTGTAGAAGCAAGAGCGGTTACAACTATTGCTAATGGAGAAGTTGTAACAATTGAAATAGTTTTATATAATGGATATATTGGTGGTAAAGGATATACATCCGCCCCAACTGTTACGATTGCTGCACCTGCAGGAACTGGAACTCAGGCTACTGCGGTTGCTTTAATTGAAAGCAGACTTTATGGAGATATTGTCAATAGAATTGCTATCGAAGATACAGATACTATTGAAAGTAGTGATATTCCATCCGAAACTGTTAATATTACAAGAGCTGTAAATACGTCGTCATTTGATAATAATAACTGGGTATCGCTATCTTCCAATCAGATTGCCGCCACAGATATTGTTTCTGGTGTTATCGAAACTGACCGTCTTGCTTCTGGTGGTGCTGCAAACTCATTCACATTCCTCAGAGGAGATCAGAACTGGGCACTTGCAGTTCAATCTATCAAAGGTGCTGAGATTAGATACTTTGATAAACTATACAGCACAGCAAGTAGCGGATCGAGCCAACTAATCTTCCAAACGAACTCTGACGTTCTACTAGGCCACGAAGTTGTAAATAGTGTTCTTGGTATTCAGGCAAACACCAATATTACTGGTGTTATTACTGATGCTGGACTAACGACAATTTCACTCAATAACCCACTCACACAAACTATCAACGCGGGAACAATTATTGAATTCAAGCGTGGTGCTTCTCCAATGATCTTTGAGTCATCATACACTCAAGGAAACTTTGTTGATAATATTATTATTGCCAACGGTGGAAGTGGATTTACAGATGGTCAGTATTTTGATGTAGAATTACAAGGTGGTACTGGAACTGGACTAAGAACAAATATTATTGTTACTGGAAATACAATTACAGAAATTACAGTTACTGATGGTGGATCTGGATATAATAATGATTTTTCGATCACAAATCCACCAGCAGTTATTGGTTCTGGATCTGCGATGGTCCTAGCAGCAAAAATTGCTACCGTAAATAGACAGTATGCAAACGTCGCGCTTGATGTTCAGAGAGTAACCAATCTCACAATCTCGTCTGATCTATACGGTACGATTGGTGTTTCTAGATTCAAGAAAGATCAATTCAAGATTGGTGAATCTGGTAATGGATCTATCGAACTCAAGACTGGTCCTGGTTCAGGTCTGGATGCTGACTTACTTGATACAAGGCAGGGTTCATTCTATCTCAACTCAAGCAACCAGAATGCTGGTACGCTTCCAACTGATAGACTTGCTGGCACATACAACATCAGCGTTTCTGGTTCTTCTGGAAACACTATCCGTCTTGCAACTGGTACTAACAACCCAACTTCAAACCCAACTCCAAACAACTTTGTTGAGGGTCTTGTTGCTAACACGATCAATAACTCTGCCGACCAACTATTTGACGGTGGATCTCAGCACCTTGTTCTAACAATTAGAAATAAGGGTCAAGGTCTAACTGCTGAAGGTGGTGTCAGACAGATGGCATTTACTGATAACGATAATATTTGGTTGCGTGGTTCGGGAACTGGTGTTACCACATTTGGTACATGGGCAAAAATGTGGACATCTCTAAATGATGGTATTGGTTCTGGTCTAGATTCAGATAGATTGGATGGTAAGCAAGGAACTTGGTATCAAAATGCACTAAACCTCAACAGTGGCACTGTTTCTGATAACAGAATGCCAAAATTCATTAGTGCCACTAAGGTAAGGGATTCGATTACAGTTCAGTCCTTCAACGGAGATCCTAAGTATAGAATCTATCTTGCTGGCAGAATTCTAAACGTTTCTCCATTCACTCCTGGTAGTGCGGTAAAACTATATGATGCAGATTCTCAGGCAACTGGAGATATTGCTATCGATAATTTGATTATTAACGATGCTGCAGATAGCACAGAAGATTATACTATCATTGTCGGACGTTTGGTTTCTGGTAACTTTGTTGGAGCCCGTACAATTGGTACTGCATCAAATAGAGAAGAGTTCCAAGACTTTACGATCGATGATGATAACGTAATTCAAGTCGCAAAACTTGAGAGTGACGGTGGAACTGCAAACCTAAGACTTGGAAGAAGAGACGGAGTTGCCACATCTCCTGGTCTATATTTCACCAGTGCTCAATTAGTACCATCAAGCTACAATGCCGCTATTGTTGCTACTGGTGGTAATGCTAGCGATGGTTCTGGTACTCTAAATGCTCTTGTAGTAAATGCTAACGGATTCAATGTAAATGGAAATATTGTTTGGAACGCTGGTAATATCACATTCCAATCAACAAACGTTGTTAATACTGCCGTTAGACGTGATGCCTCTGGTAATTTCTCCGCTGGAACAATCACAGCATCTCTAACTGGTGCTGCTTCACTAAACGTCTTGAAGACTGGAGATACCATGACTGGTCCTCTGACCCTAACTGGTGCATCTTCAAACCTAAGTGTTGCTGGAACTGGCACATTCTTATCTACTGTTTCTATTACGGACGACCTTGCTGTTGATACTGATACATTATTTGTTGATGTCTCCGACGATGAAGTTGGTATCAACGCAGGTACTGCTCCAAGATCAACCCTTGACGTTGTTGGTGATCTTGGTGTTTATATCAGATCTGCTACATCTGGTGTTGGTGCTAAACTAAGATTTAGTGATAACGTTGGTAATGATTGGGCACAACAAGGAACTATTAGTTATGTTCATGCAGACGCTCAAACCCCCAATGCTGCATATGGAAATGCTTTCCTCGTTAGTGGTACTGAAGCAACATTAGCATTCCAAGTTACTGGTGATATTATTGCTACCAGAAGAATTGGTATCAACGTTACTGCTCCTGGTCTTGCTCTTGATGTTGGCGGGGGTGCTAAATTTACTGAGGCACTTACAGTTGAGAATACTTCAAACGGAGCGATAAACTTCTATAATAACACGGCAACAAGATACTGGAGGATTGGTAGCAATACCCAATCAAATAACTTCTTTACATTCCAAGCATCAACTGCTGCTGGTGGAACTACGTTTAATTCCACTCCTGCTCTTGGAATTAGTGGTGCCAATAACGCGGTAACTATTAACACTACAGCAACTTCTGGAACTGATCCAACTGATGGAACTACGGTAAGAAATTATAAGTTTAATGTACAGGGTGATGTTAATATCAACGGGCAATTATTCCAAAATAATGCTCCATTTGTTACATCAAGATGGACACAAGCAACAAACGGGAATGATATTTATAGATTATCGAGTGTTGGTATTAACAAGGCAAATCCATCTTATACTTTGCATATTGCTGGAAGTACAAATATTGAAGGTCTTGCATCTAGTGGATCAAATACAAGTGTTCTTTATGCCAATGCAGATAAGCAGTGGTTGGATAGTTATGGCGTATTTAAATCAAATAGAAATACAATTGCGGAGGATATCTCAATTCCAGCAAACACAAATACCATGTCTTCTGGACCTATAACCATAAATAGTGGCAGAACAATTACTATACCAGTTGGTTCTAGTTGGAGTGTCGTTTAAATGAGTAGCGTATCAGTAAATCAAATTGAAGGACCAGGGGGGAGATTAATTCTAGACAAAGATTCTAGAATGGATATTTCCACTGGATTGGTATTACCGTCCTGGGAAAATACTTCCCAGGGATTAACTCAGGGAGGTTTTGGGTCTCTAGGATATAATAAAGAGAATCAAGACCTAGAATACATATCAGCTTCATCAATTGATGCAGCTGCAAGTGGCGGTATTCCAGGTTCCTCGGCAGATAATCCAGCATCTAGTCCAGCAGAAATTATCGCTGCTGGAGTAACTACAGATGGAGCATATTATATCAATCTTCCATCGGTTGGTCCAAAATTAACATATTGTGCATTAAATTCTGGATTCCAAGGTGGTGGGTGGATGCTTGCTTGGAAATGCACCACTGGAACTACATTTAGTTACACATCATCATATTGGACATCCCAGAATACATTAAATGAAACTGATATGAGTAGAAATAATGCTGATGCGAAATATGATGTTTTTAATTATTATAATGCCACGCAATTCATGGCAATTTTTCCAACTTTGAATAGTGGTGGCCAAGCAAGTGGATATGGTACAGGATGGAGTTGGTTGGTTACTGGTCAAAATTCAACTTGCTTAAATCGTTTTCAGGCTAACCAACAGTTATCTGGAAACCCAAGAGGAGAAAACATGTGGGTTGGTTCTGGATTTTCTGCCCAGAGTGGTTTCCAGTGGTATGGATTTAATTATAATACTTCTTATAATGGATCTCAAGTTAGATGGGGATTTGGATGGAATAATGAAGGTGATCAAGCATCTAATGATGTTGGTGGTGGAATTGGTTGCAATAGTACTTGGGGTAGTCATTCTTGTGGCGATAGAATCAACTGTTGCCAGTCAACCACAGGATTTAACAGTTCAACCAGAGCAGAAATTTGGGTAAAGTAAAATGAGTAGCTTAAAAGTAACAAACATCAAAGGTTTGAGTACAACAATTACAGTACCATCTTCAACTACATTAAACATGTCAGAAGCAGATGGATTAAAACTTCCAACCTGGACGAATAATACTCGTCCAGGTTCTCCAGTTACTGGAATGATTGGATATAATGTAGAAGAACAAGTGCTTGAATTTTGGAATGGAACTTCTTGGGCAACTGGTGGAGCTCCACAAGAACAACTTTGGTATAATGAAGGAAATGACGTAAGAGCTTACGCTAATAACTGGAATTATACTGGAACATATAACATGACAACTTTGGCTTCCTTTGGAAACTCATATGTTCACGAATGGGGAGGAAGTCCAAGAACCTATGAATTGACACTAAATAATATCCCATCACATGCCGAAGTTAGATATAAGTGCAGAATTCACATGATTGATTCTTGGGATGATGAATATAATGAAATTAGAATGACTAATGATTCTGACACTCAACTGACATATTTGACTTGGAGAAAAATTTGGAATAACGATTATCTAAGAAATACAACTTCAAACTATGGAGCAACGATGTATTTTTATGGCAATCAACCATATTCATACGAACCCTGGAATGGAAACAATCAATTAACAAATGGTTATGTCGATATCGATACCAATTGGCAACCTCATACAAATTCCTCAATTAAAGTATATCACTATACTGGATTAGATCAGGGATCATCGGACGAAGCTTATTATATTTCACACTCTCAATTGTACATTAGGTAAATAATTATGTCTGTTCTATCATTTTCTACTTTACAAGCACAGAGCGGTGGTGTGGTAAAAATACCATATGGTCAAATATTTGATATCCAAGGACAGTTTAAAGTTCCAAATTGGACAACTGGCACAAGGCCAACTGGAGAAACAGGAAAATTTGGATATAATACTTCAATATCATCTCTAGAAATTTATACTGGGTCTGCGTGGAAAGCAGTTGGCATTATTCTTCGTGATGGATCATCAGCAGATGCGGCAGCTCTAAACGGACAGACATTAAAAAGAGATTATCCAAGTTTAGCAAATGGCGTGTATTGGATAAAAAATGAAAACATGCCAAACGCACTACAAATGTATGTTGATATGACAGAGGATGGTGGGGGATATGATTTTTATGCTATCACTAATGGAAATGGGCCAGCATATATTACTGACAACTTTACTGGTAGTGGAACTGGACTGCAGTTATGGGAGGGAAGATCACCTCAATGTTGGAGGGCAGCTTCAAAGGCAGTAGCCTATTTCGATAATGCCAATTTTGGATCATACTGGGAGGGAGTTGGTCATGTTTATAAATCAAGTGGCGGTGGAAATTATACTGGGTGTATTATGAGAAGTAATGACTATGGCGGAAGTAATTGTTCAGATTGGAGAGTTAGAAGTGGAATGAGATGGTGGATTAGAAATAATACTCACTCTGAACCAAATGGAGATTATAATGCATTTGGATTTTTAAGAATTTATGGTAGTCAAATTGGAAATCCTTTTGATGTTAATACAAATATGGGATTTAATGATGGTGGTGCTTATGGTATAGGATCTAGATATCTACTATCTACAAACGCAAAATTATGATATGATGCTATTTTATGAAATTGTTGTTTGATGGTTTAAATACCAAAGTTTATGATAATGTGTTGGATTCAGATTCATTTGGTTCTTTATTTGATTTTTTAAATTATCATCCATACACATTTCGCCAATCTCATGGTGAATGGAATAAGGTATGGAATTTTTCGGATGGACAAATACTGATGGGCGAAGAATATATTTGGCCTATCGGTAAAGTTCCACCATTTAAGGATGAGAGAAGAATACTATTGAATTTAATAGAGAAAATTAATAGTTTTATTGTTGAATCAAATTTATTTGATTGCGGAGAAATATCTACTATTTCTATGACTCCATATTGTTGGCCACCTGGAACTGGTCTGAGTTGGCATAATGATAGTAAGTACCTTGGAGCAATAACTTTTTACGGTCATCACTACTGGTCTCCAGAGTGGGGTGGAGAATTCGTTACATGTGAAGCAAATAAATATATCATCGAGGATAAAAACAATATTACTTGGAAAGTTTTTGATAACAAAGAATTATTTAATTTATTGATGGAAGAAGGTACTGGTAATTATTTTTATCCAAAACCAAATCGTATGATCATCAATAAGGGTGGTCAGAATGGTATTCTTCATAAAGTAAATAAAAGTACTTTAAATAGCAATCCAAGATTAACCTTACAGTGTTTTATTAAATCAAAATAATTATGAAATTTGAAAATTTTGAATTGTTCCCTAAAGTTGTAACCATCTACAAATACGATCCAGATAAAGTAGAAAAAATAAAAGAAATATGTACTGATATTCAGCAGAGAATAACAGAGAGTGATAAAGAATATAATACTAATAATGCTGATAGTTCGCTGAAACATTACTATAATGATTCGTGGTCTTCTCTTCTTCATGAAGAGAAGGAACTGATTGAATTTAGACTTTGGGTAGAATCATGCTCACGTCATTTTATGACAGAGGTTTTAGATTATCAAATAGAAGAAGATAACCAAATCATCACCACAGATTCCTGGTTAAATGTATGTGGGGAAAGAACACATCAAGTAAAACATAATCACCATAATTGTATTGTTTCTGGAACTTACTATGTTGATAGACAAGAATGGGTACATGCTGGTATAGAATTTTACAAACCTCACATAGAATTAGTGCCAGTTATCTCCCAAAAAAGACCTAGGGATGATAATTCTAATAAATATACTAGGTATATTGAAACTCTATATCCAAGCAGCGGTGATTTGTTATTATGGTCTTCCGAGATGTTACATGGTTATAACGGAATAACTAATTTTTGGGAAGGTAGAACTTCTATTTCCATGAACTTCCTTCCACAAACTATAGATAATGGTAAATACTCTTTCACAATCAAAGAAAACGGAGAGCGCGTTTAAAATGGAATTTCCAAAGTCAAGATCTGAATTCAACGCTTGGACAGAAGCTAAGAATAAAGAAGTAACAGATTTTCGCCAAAAGAGATCTGTTTTATATCCTATGATTGCTGAGCAACTCGACGCTCTGTGGAAAGACATTAATGATGGCGTGATTCCTGGAAAGGGTGGTAAGTTCCACACATCAATTAAGAAAGTTAAAGAAGCGGTTAGAAAACCAGATTGGCACGATGAGTACATTTATTACGACTTCTCAAAAGAAGAGTTTGTGGAAGATGTCCCACTTACAACTCTAAAGAGAGATGACGAATCCATTCTAGGATATATTAGAGAAGCAGAAAAATTCTTAGCACATGAAGATAAAATTATTTCTGAGTATGCATTAAAGCTAACAAAAAATGCACATGATTTAATTGCTAATATGATTACATACCCAACATTTATTGGAAATGTTCAAAAATTGAATTACTTAATGTATCTGGATGATGTAAATAGTATCAATTATATTTACGATCAAATTGTACTTATCTATAATAGACCACATAAATAACCATATACACTATTACATGTGATTACTATGGATCCAGCAGCACTAAAAGCAAACTTCGAAGAACAGATTGCTACTACCACAAAGCAAATTGCAGAACTAGAAGAAAACCTACAGAAAGCAAAGGAGTATAAGATCAAACTACAAGGTGGTCTCGAAACTCTTGGACTTCTAGAACAAGAAGAAGCACCTGCTGAAGAAGCAGCAGAATGATCTCAATTCCCGTCTTACTAAATAGGTAAGACGGGATTTTTTGTGTCTAATGGCAAAACCAAGTTCAAGGTCTGAACTCATCACATATTGTAAGAGGCAGCTTGGAGAGCCTGTTCTGCAAATCAATATTGATGACGAACAGGTAAATAACGTTATTGACGATACCATCCAGTTCTTCCAAGAGAACTGCTACAACGGGATGGAGCGTTGCTATTTGACGCATGAATTGACTGCTGCTGATAAGACAAGATTTGATACTACAACTCAGAAGACTGCTGGAACTACAACATGGAATGAAGCAACTAACTACATTCCAATCCCAGATCATGTGGTTGGTATTTCAAAAGTATTTGGTATTGTTAGCAACTCAATTCGATCAAACCTATGGGGTATTGAATATCAACTATATTTAAATGATCTCTACGCTTTTGGATCACTTGATATTCTAAACTACTTCATGACAAAACAATATCTAGAAACTCTTGATATGGTCCTCAACAACGGATCATTTCAGCAGTTCAGATATACCATGCGTCGTGATCGTTTGTATCTAGATGTAGATGCTGACTTCCTCGCAGAAGGTAAGTATATTCTCATCGAAGCTCATAGACTAATCGATCCCAACGATGCAACAGAAATGTATAATGACATGTTTGTGAAGCGTTATGCTACTGCTCTCATGAAAAAGCAATGGGGTCAAAACCTAATCAAGTATAACAACGTTCAGCTGCCTGGCGGTTTGACACTCAACGGCAGACAGTTATATGAGGATGCTATTGGTGAGATAGCAACTATCGAAAGTGAAGTCCTCAGTAAGTATGCAGTTCCACCACTTGATATGATCGGATAAAATGCCTACTAGTCCTTATTTTCCTACCTACTATCAAGGTCATCCTGGAGAGCAGAACTTAGCTCAGGATCTTGCTGACGAACAGATCAAGTTGTTCGGGACAGATATCTATTACCTACCTAGAACTATTCTGAGGGATAATACTCTCGATGATATTATCTACTCAAAGTATCAAGATCAATTTCAAGTTGAAATGCTCCTGCAGAATGTGGAAGGATTTGGAGAACAATCAGAATTCATCAGTAAGTTTGGTATTCGCATTACTGATGAAGTAAAGTTTATCGTGTCTAGCAGAAGATGGGATCAAGTAGAGGCACAATATACTCCACAACTGACTGTTCCTGGAAGACCTAACGATGGAGACCTATTATACTTTCCCCTTACAACCGATCTATACGAGATTAAATTTGTTGATAGAGAAAGTCCTTTCTATCAGTTTGGCAAAATTCAATTTCTTATTATTACTGCCGAAATCTATGAGGTCGGTAATGATCTTATCGATACTGGAGTTCCAGCAATTGATGATATTGAGAAACTATTCAGTTCTGCTATTGCCATTCAGTTTGGTCCTGGTGGAACTGATGACTTCGAAGAAGGTGAATTAGTTACTGGGGGAATTACTGGTGTAACTGCTACCGTTAAATCATGGAATCCACTTACTGGAACTCTACAAGTCATCAACAGAACTGGAACATTTGCTACTGGTGAAACAGTAACTGGTGATGATAGTGGTGCTGTTTGGGTTGTTGGTACTTTCGATACTCTAAATAATACGAACAGCGAATACGATCAGAATAGAGAGATCGAAAACACAGCTGATAATATTGTTGATTGGACAGAAAGAAATCCATTCGGTGAATTTGGAAATTATACAGGTAGCATCTGATGTTAGGATCACATTTTTATAACGAAATTACCCGCAAGAATATTATTGCTTTCGGAACACTCTTTAATAATATTGAGTTGAAAAAGAAAGATCCTGGAACAGGTCTTATCCTAGAGGCAGAAAAGGTTCCTCTTGCTTATGGTCCAAAACAAAAATTCCTTGCTCGCCTAGAACAAAACCCAGAAGTAGGCAGAAAGGTAGCAATTACTTTACCACGTCTCTACTTTGAGATGACAGGAATTGAATACGATCCTACCCGTAAGACATCACCAATTCAAAAATACAAAGCGATCATTGATGATAATGGTAATGAGGTCAGAACTCAGTATGTTCCTGTTCCTTATAATCTAAGTTTCGAGTTAGGTGTTATCGCAAAGTCTCAGGACGATGCTCTACAAATTGTGGAACAGATTCTACCATACTTCCAACCATCTTTTTCACTCACTCTCAACATGATTCCAGATATGGATGAGAGGAGAGATGTTGCGATTGTCTTGAATGATATTGCTTACGAAGATGAGTGGGAAGATGATTATATGCAGCGTAGATATATTGTCTATACTATGCGCTTTACTGCCAAGACATACTTCTACGGTCCTTACAGCACATCGGATATCATCAAGAAAGCAATCATTCATGAGACGATTGGTGATAATGCTGTCAATAAGAGAGTTGTAACTAGAGTCTATACACCTGTCGCAACAGAAGATCTTGATGGTGATGGTGACGTTGATGCAGCAGATACTGCAATAGTAACTGCTGATGATGACTTTGGATTCAACGAAGGATTGACATTCTATAATTAATTACTATGGGACTTGAAGAGAACATGGAAGAACTTTTGAATATTAGTGCCGAGGTTGTTGAAGAACCAAAACCTATCAAGAAGGAACGCGAATCTGATAAGGATGATCGACAAAAAGATTACGAATATACCAGGGGTGAGTTATACACACTCATAGATCAGGGTCAGGAGGCGGTCAGAGGCGCTTTAGAGGTCGCTCAGGAGTCAGGGCACCCCAGAGCGTATGAAGTCGCTGTAGCGGCGATGAAGCACGTTGCAGACATGACTGAGAAACTCCAAGATCTTCATAAGAAGATGAAGGATCTTGACGAGGAAAAGAAAGGTCCATCCCGCGTTACCAACAACGCTATGTTTGTTGGTAGTACCACAGAGCTTCAGAAGATGTTGAAGCAGATGGGCGGCGGCAAACGATAAATACCTTTACAGGTGTAATCTAAATGGCATACGTCAGGTACGATAGTACAAATACAATTGTATCTCCACAACCTACTTCTGTGGATGTAACAATCTTCGATGATTGTGAAGGATGGAGCACGATTACATATAAAGATTGGAATGGAGATTATGTTGCCAGAAATTCTGATAATACTACAAGAACGCCTGGAACTTTCCAAGCAAGAAATTATGATAACACAACAAGAACTCCAGCAGCATATCAGCGTTATGATGTGAATAATCAACCAATTAATGATTGTGAGATTGGTGAAGATGACCCAGCAAACGCAGCAGAACCTGATGCTACAGCGTGGGTATTGATGGACGGTCCTTTCTACAACACTCCTGGCGATCCTAACTCTGGATTTGTTGGAGGACAAAGTTGGAGAAAGATGGCTCCATCTGCTCCTGTAAATGGCAAAACTTCATACATTTATGGGGATGAAACAGTAACTTGGACTGGTACTGAATGGCAGTATGCCAATCTTTATACTGGAGTTATTGCTTCATCTTCAAGTGATGTTACCTATCCATGGTTGGCTACATGGAATAATGGATATACTGGTGCCAAGATTACATCAACATATGTCAAGACAACTAATTACCCAGCGGTCCCCTAATCATGGCACAGTATAGCAAACACTACGAGGATTTCCTGCCACAGGAAAAAACAAACTTTGAGGTAGTCATGATTGCCGATAACTTCGGCAAACTTACTGCTGGAACTGGTGCGACTGCTGTTGATGCTTTTGGTCGTTTGAGAGTTGCCGAGACATTTACTCTCGGTGACTATAAGCACATCTATGCTATTGATCCAAATTTTCTCGATCTAAAAGAAAATGGAGGTGATATTCAATATAATTTGAATAAAGCAGCTGCCATAATGACAACATCATCTAATGTTGCTTCTCGTGCTGTTCATCAAACAAAGTTTTATCATCATTACCAACCAGGAAAATCACAGGTTATCTTTAGTTCCGTATGCTTTGGTTACTCCCAACAGAATGTAACCAAGAGAACTGGATACTTTGATGACAGAGATGGCATTTATTTCGAGCAAGTTGGAAATGGAACTTCCAACGGCACAACCAACGGCACACTCAATTTTGTAGTTCGTTCTTATGCTGGCGGTAGTGCTAGTGAAGCGACCGTAGGAACTTACAAGAGAAGAGTTCCTCAATCAGAATGGAATATTGATCCTTGTGATGGAACTGGTCCTTCCAAGTTCAATATTGATACTTCAAAAACTCAACTAGTTTATATTGACTTTCAGTGGCTTGGAGTTGGTAGAGTTCGTTGTGGATTTGTTCATGATGGTCAGATTGTTTTAGCACATGAATACTACTGCTCTAATGTGCTACCAGAAGTTTATATGTCTAATCCAAACCTTCCAGTAAGATGTGAGATTAGAAATACTGGAACAACTACTGGTGGAACTATGGATCAGATTTGTTCTACAGTAATGTCTGAAGGTGGATATGTTGAGAGTGGTATTGACTGGGCGATTACCTCCCCAGCAATCAGAACAAGTATTGCTCCTGGAGGAACAAGATTTCCTCTCATGGCAATTCGTCTCAAAAACTCATTCCAAGGATATCCAAATAGAATTAGTGTAAGACCAAACACGATTGGTATTTTTGCTCAATCTGGTGATTGCTATTACGAGTTAATCAAACTATCAAGTGCCAGTCAATTAACAACGTCACTAAATGGTGGCACTCTAACATGGACAGATGCTGATACCAATAGTGGCGTTCAGTATTGTACAAATGCCGAAGTAATTACTGGAGATATTGATGTATTTGCTGCTGGTATTGTAACTGCTGGAGCATCGCCAAACTCACTTACTCCAGTAGCATCTGGTGGTCTAACGACGGCGAAGAAAAATATTATCGTTCAGAATTTAGACTCGACAAATTCTGAAGTGTTTGTTATTGCTATAAAAACTATTAGTGCTGCTAGTAATGCTACTGCTAATGCTGCCGCTACTATCCAATGGAGGGAGATTTACTAATGAAAAACTATAAAGAAATCAAACACCTTGCTGAAGAAGCAAAGAAGAAAGAGAAAGAAGAGAAGAAGTTTTGTAGGCTCTGTCAGAAACCAGAGACCAGAGATGAATGTTCTTATGGCGAGAAAGCATGGGATCGTTTTGCTGTTCCCATCAAGTCAGTCAAGAAAGAAGAGGCGGACCTATCCGATCACTTTGAG